GCACCACCGGCGCGTGGCTGTAGCCGGTCAGGCCAATGCTGACCCAGCCGGTGTTGCGCACGACAGGCTTCGGCGGCACACCGGTGTCCCACTGCGCGTAGGTCGCAACATCCGCCGGCGGCGGCGGGTTCGGCGTGCCGGATCCGGGCGGGCCCCACAGGCCGGCGTCCCAGAGGTCGAGCACGCCGGGGTCAGGCCCTGCCGGCGGCGGCGTCGGCAGCGTCACGACATAGTCGGTGGTGGCGGAAAGCTGCGGCTGGAACGGCTCGCCGGCGCGCGCCGAAAAAGAGGCGCGCGACTGCCGCCAGGTCACGGTCTGCGACGGGCTCTGGAACATTTCCCAGCCGCCGACCAGGACAGCCACGTAGGGCTTGCCGTCATCGGTGCCGGTGCGGTCGGCCTGCATCACGATGCCTTTTTGCGTGCCGAAGAACATATCGCCGCGCATGCGCAGGAAGCACATGCAGTCCCAGCCGGTGAAGCGCGTCCAGGCGCCAGTAGCAGCGTTGACGACGAGGCACTTCTGCTTGCCAGGCAAGTCACCCGGTACCGTCGTGAAGATACCGCCGTACTCATCCCACTTGCACATCGTCCAGGGATGCTCGCGCTTGTCGATCGCCTCCTCGCGCCACATCGGCTTGATCTGACGGGTGATGGCGGCAAGCTCGAGCTCGGCGCGGTCCTTGGTGATGGAGCCGGAGATGGGAATGATGCCGTCGACGGTGGCGAGCAGCACGTCGCCGCCGATCGCCAGATGCGCGTTCATGCCGAGCGGCGGCGAGACTTCGTATCGGCCCTCCTGGCGCCAGCTGGTGATGACGCTGGGGTCGCTGCCGGTGAAAATAAGCAGTTCGCCGAGGTCGGTCATGAACACGATCTTGTCGTCGATGCCGTCGCCGGCGTCGATCGACCAGGAGAAACACGAAAGCAATTTGCCGCCCTTGGTCGCCGCACCCGATAGCGGGATCATCGCCAGCGCGCCGCCGACGGCGTTGAGCGGCAAATACCACGCGTTCATCGATCCGGTTTCGATGAAGAAGTAGCGGTTGCGATACTTGCAGACGTAGCTCAAGCCCGCCGCCGGAATACCTGTAATCATTGACGGCTTGCCGGCAGGTGGCGTGTAGCCTGTCGACAGGGTTTCCCAGGTCAGGCCACCGCCGGAGGACGGCCCATAACGTAGTGGCGGGTTGCCGGCGTCATTGACGACGATCATCCAGTCACCAGTGGCGTTAGCCAGTTGCGAGGCGGCGTAGTTGCCCGATGTCTGCCCGCTCTTGATCAGCACCGGCGTGGTGGTGGTGACTTCGTACAGCTTGGTGGCGTTGCCCGCGAACATCTTTTGAATGTTGCCGCTGGCGTACTGAAACGCCGAGATCACCGGCGTCGTCTCCGGCAGCGTACACCACACGATACAGCCGCCGCGCAGGCTGACGCCGCGCATGGTCGGCTTCCAGTTGTCGCAAACAACTGCACCACCCGGCTGCATATAGGCTTCGTTCTCGTTCTGGATGATGCCGCGCGTCGGCGCGGGGATGGTGATGGTCTGCAGCTGCTGCGCCACCTGCTGCGGCACCGCAGCCCTGCGAAACGCCTCATGCTTGCTCATGTCGGTAACGCCCACGGATAGGCGACCCTGGCGCTGGCCGAGATCGGCTGTCGCCCCAAAATGATCGGCGCCGGGCTGTCGTGGCCCATCGCCATCGTCAACGCGTCGCCGTAAGTGCCCATGTCCTCGGCGTAGGGCGAACCCTTCTGCGCCTTCCACTGCCAGATCATCGCCAGTTTTAATACCCGCTCGTCGAGCGTAAAGCTGTCGGTATCCGACATGAATTGATCGCCGCGGCCGCCGCTTGCGAGGTCGATGCAGTTTTTGTCGAGGTAGGAGAAGTAGGCCATCACCGACACGGTCATCACCGGCCAGACGTGGATCTTGCCGCCCATGATGGTCCACTCACCCCAGGCGTTGTCGCTGGCGTTGGATGCGCGGCGATGCATCCACTCCTCGGTGTCTGGGATGAAGCGCATCGGCGTCTGCGTCGAGGTCGAGCGCCAGACGTTGCTGGTCAGCAGCATGCGCTTGAAGTTGGCCGGCAGGTTGAACGCCGTGGTGACGCCGTCGCCGCTCAGCGTTGCCAGCGTCCGCAGCTTGGTCCAGTCGCGGCTGTCGTAGGCGATGCGCTGCGCCATCTCGTTGGCGAGCGACAGCATCTCCTGCATGGTCCTGTTGCCGGTGAGGTTGGAGAACACCGACTGCGGCAAAGCTACGCCAACGGTCGAGCAGACGTCCTTGATCACCTGCAACAGAGCCATGTCACGCCGCCTTCGGGCTGCAGTCTTGCGCCATGCGGATCAGGACCGCTTTGTTCAACGTGCCGAGCGGCGCCTGGCCGGAGTTGGTCGCAATATACTCGCGCAGCTGCTCGGCGCTCATGTTTTTGAACTCGGAGGCGGCCTGCGCTTCGCGCGATTTCTTCAGCACCAGGTCCTCCTCGAGGATGGCGTTGCGGGCTTTCAGCGCCTCGAGCTCGGCCTGCATCTGCAGGTTCGGCGCACCGCGCTTGCTTTCTTCGAGGTAGGCCTGGGCCGAGTTTTTCCATTCGCGGCCGCCTTGGCCGAGGTTCTTCAGCTCGGCGCCCTCGATCGCCGCTAGCGCCTCGACGGTGTAGATGTTTTGCGCGCGCAGCTCGGCACGCTTGCCTTCACTGAGGAACGGCACCTGCGCTAAGGGCGTGCCGGACTTGGTCTGTTGCGCCTTGGCCTTGAATTGCTGGTACTGGTGCGAGAACCGCTCCGCGTAGGTCTGCTTGGTCTGCTCGCCGGTTTCGGGATCATTGATCCAACGTGACACTTCGGTTGCCGGAAACACCTTGACGTCGCGCGAGCCAGGCGAGCGGATCTCACAATGCTCGACGTCGTCGAAGATCGGGCGGCCCTCGGCCAGGGTCTTGCCCGGGTTCTGCAGCGGGATCAATTTGAAAACAGCAACCAGTAAATCATCAGGGTCTTGTCGGGGCATAGGGGTCCTTCCCTCCTAGGTTGAATTGGCCGGGGCCGCTTTCCGCGGAAGGAAGGCTTGGACCTACACGTCGGCGACCCCGGTTGGCTCGGCAGCTGGCAAAGACGTTAGGCTGCCGGGTTACTATCGTAGAGGCGCCAGTTGAAAAGCGGATTGACCATCGTCAGCTCGCCCATCCAACCGATAAATTGCGCAATCGCGTCTTTGTCGATCGGCATCATCCCGTCACCGTCGAACAGTTTGTCGAAGTTGCGTTGCGGGTGATAGCGCATGCGGAGCGTATCGGTGTTGATGCCGAACGTTGTATTCGCCGGCATATTACTCCCGATGCCACCGTCGAGCACGATCTCGGCGCGCTTGCCGCCGCCGATGTATTCCAGCGCGCTGAAGCCGAGTTGGCCGAGCGAGGTGGAATTTTGCTGGCGTTGGATCGCGACCGTCGCAGCATCGTAAGCCGCGTAGTGTTCGGGGGACATGATCAACAGATCCGCGTAATCGCGCCCGCGGGACTGCTTCATCATGGCGTAGTTGAGCATCGGGCGGATGGTCGCGCTCGTCACCTGCGTGCCGAACGGCGCAAGCGTGACGGTGCCGGCGGTGCCGTGCGGGTCGAACGTGGTGGTGCGCCAGATCGTGGCGTTGGCACGATCGATGCCACCATAGACGCCGCTCGTCGTCGTCACCGGGATGGCGGTGGCGAGGCCCGTGATCTGCTTGTTGCCGTTGGCGGTGCCGTCGGAGTAGATGCCGGCGTCCATCGCGTCCTCGAGGGCACGCTCGGCGGCCGAGATGTAGCTCTCGAAGACGTCCATGATCTGGGCGTCGCCCTGGTTGTTAAGGATCTCCTGGTACGATAGCACCACTGGAACCACACACATTTTGGGATCCCAGAAGGCGTCATTGAATAAATCGATCGCCGGGTTCAGGAGCTGATCGTAGCCGGAGTACCACTGCGCGGATTGTTTTCCGATTTGCAGCGTCTCGCGGACCTTGGGGCCGGAATAGGTCTTCCAAAGACCCTTCCGCTTCATGACGGCCAGCAGCGCGTTGTTGTTGCTGACGAGATCTTGGTAGCCGCTCGAGCGATCCTCGAGCGCCATAGACAGCACCTGCTGGTAGGCAGCTGCGGATGTTACGTTGGGCATAGGTTCTCCATCGGGGTTCAGACGTTACGACGCGGCGCCGTTGAAAGACCGGAAGGCCTTACTCACGGCGTCAGATACGGATCCGCTCGGGGTCTTGGGTCGCCGCGATGCCGCGTTTGAGGCGGTCACATCGGAGGGGGCGCCGTAGATCGAACGATCGGTCGTGGTTCGGGTCTGAGCCGACGGGTTGCGGGTCTGAGCCGCCTGGGACGCCGGACGGAGTAGCTCCGCGCGGCGGTATGCAGTCTCCAGATCAAAGCCGAGGTGTATCTCGTTCTTGACCAGGTCGCCAAGTTCATCGACGCGCGGGTGCCGGCCGTCATCTGCGAAATGATCGATCTGCGCCCGCGTGTACTGGAACTGGCGCTCAGTATGCAACTGTTGAAGGTGGCCTTTCAAGCCGTTAATTTCCTGGTGCAGGGCGCCAATTTGCTGAGATGCAGCGTTCTGGGCATTGCCCTGCTTCATCTGCTGGAGCTGTTCCGGCGACTGGCTCAGCACCGTGTAGGCGACGTCGCGCAGGTCCAGGCGCCGGCCGGTCTGAGGGTCCTGCAGGCCCATATTGTGCACGATCAGGTCGAGCCCGCCGAGGAGATCGGTGCGCAGCTTCTGCTCCATGCTGACGTAGTTGTTCAGCGCCCGATCGAGCGTGGTGCCTTGGGATTGCGCGAGCTGGTGGAACTGGCGCAGCGGCTTAAAGGCCTCGTGGTCGGCGCGGTAGAAATTGTAGGCCCGGCCAAACTCCTCGTGCATGCGGTGGATCTCGCCGCGCACGCTCTCGGGTGCGGCCGCCCAGTCGCGCTTGGCGTGCTCGGCCATCCGCGGCGGCGGGTCGCGGAACGGGCTGTTCTCGGGAAGGGTACGAACCGGCCCGCCCGGCTGCCCGTCCGATCGTACCCCCGCCTGCTGATCGAAGTGCCCTTTACGGACCTCGCCCTGCTGCTCGTTAACCGGCTGGCGCGGCGCAAACTGGCCGCGATCACTGCGCGGCTGTGGCTGGCCCTGGTCATCCGGCCGCTTCTTGAGGTTAAGCTTCGGCGTCTCCTCCGGCGGCTGGTTGTGGCCGGCCTTGGCCTCGGCCGGCTTCGGCTGCTCGCGCTGGGGCTTGGCCTCGGCCGCCTTGGGCTTGTTGGCGCGGTCGAAGGCGGCTTCGATCGCCTCGCGGCGGCTCGGCGTGCGCTTCTCGCCCTCCGGCACACTCGGCGCCTGGGGACCTAGCGGGTGCGGGGTGCTGCTGCGATCGGCATCAACAGGAACCTGAGACGGGGCATTTGTAGTATGCGGTGTGGAGCTGGGCTGATTGGTGGGCACGTTGGAAGGCGTAATGGCGACGTCGGACATGATGCTGTCTCCTTGAGTTATTGCGGACTGGCTGTCCGTACTTTTTCGAGGGCGGTCTTGACCGCGGTGCGGCGCGCCTCGGCCGCGGCGCGAGTGCCCGAGGTCCGCACCCGTTTAGCCGTCAGCTTCTCTGTGCCGACCTCGACCAGGCCGTTGGCTCGGCCTACCGCGCGGAAGGCGCTCTTGCTGTCATAGAACCGCCCATCGACCTGCTCGACCGGCGGCATCTGGTCGGAGATGACGTGCGGCATCGGCAAATCGGAACGCAAATCCGCATGCGTATTTGCGCGCTTGACACGCCACTTTCCTGGCTCGACCTCGATCAACTCGACGGTCATGGCGGCGGCACCACAAAGGTCACGGGAAGGCCGTAGGCGGTCACCTTGGTGACCGCCCGGCCGTACTTGACTGTGCCGACCGCCACAGCTTCCGTGACGGGCAGGCCGAGCTTGGGTGTGGTTGCCGTGACATCGATCACCGGCAGGCCGCCGGAGGCGACCGTGATCACAGCGATAGCCATGCTACTTCCCCTTCTTGCTTCGCGTCGCGGGGGCCTCATTGAACGTGAAGTCAACCTCGTTCGACTGCTCCGGCCCGTTCTTGACCGAAACCTTCACGACATCTGGCCCGTGCCAGACGTCCATGTTGATGCCGGTCGACAGCTTGCCATCGGCAAACGTCGTCGGCTCGTCTTGCCCGGCAAACACGATCACACTGTCGGCGAAGAAATTCTCGCCGGTCACATACAGCGTGGTGCTGTCGTCGCCGATCGTGATCTCGGTCGGCGTGATCGAGCTGATCGACGGCTTGGGTACCTCGATACCCGCAGGCAGCGGCAGCGCCACCGTCTGCGGCTCGTTGATGCTGGCGGTGAAGGGGAAGGCTTGAGGCGTTGTCTCTTTGCCGGTGCGCGGGGCGGCGCTGATGCCGCCCTGCTCCATACCGAGGCTGGCGGGGTCGACGATCGGCCCGGGAGGGTCGCCGCGCTTGCCGCTCGGGATGTGCGGGTTGACGTTGTCGCGCGTCAGCTGGCCAGGCCGGCCGCTGGGATCCTCCGGCCTGGTTTTTTCGAGGAACAGCGGATCTTCGCGTCGCATCTTCTCGACCGCAGCATCATCAGGCTGCGTATCCATCGGCTTGGTCTTGGCCGGGACTTCGTGTTCCTTGGTCGTCATGAACGCTCTCCTTGTGGGCGCGGCGGGATCGCCGTGCCACATCAACGCGCGAGGTCAGGTAAACGTCCAGTTGACCGTCGCCGTCTCGATCGCGCCGCCGGTTACCACCTTGACCGGCAGCGTGCCGGCGGTGGCCTTCTTCGGCGCGGTGCAGGTCAGCGACGTCGCCGACACGAACGTGGTCGGATACGCAATGCCGTTCGACCAGATGACACTCTGCCGGTTGAAGCCAGTGCCGGTCGCCGTCAACAGCGTGGTGCCGGCACCGGAGACGTTGCTGGCGCCGGATGCCGAGGTTAGCGTCGGCGCGGTCGTCGGCGACAAGGTCGAGGCGTGGCTGGCGTTGGGGCCGGCCGCGATCGAGGCCGCGGTTAGCGCAGGTCCAACGCCGACCATCTTGTTGGTGTCGAGTGTGCCGCCGCCAGGATAGCTATAGGTGATGTTGCCCGCCCCGGTCGACGACGTCTCGGTGCCGGCCGCCTCATGCGCCACACTGGTCGAGGCCGGGACAGCGCCTGCAGTCGCACCGGGATAGCTGCCCTCGGTGCCGCCGGCGGTCGCGCCGCTGCCGGAGGCGAGTGCTGCGGTATTGGTCGCAAACACCAGCGGGTTTCCCGCAGCACCATCGTCGAAGTAGGGCGGCGGGTTGGTGTCGAACTTGGTATTGTCGAGCCAATCCGCGTAAGTCAGCTTGGTGAAGTTCGGCGGGTTCGGCGACGTCGCGCCGGTGAACGACATATTGGTCGGCGGCGTCGGGTTGGGCGTGGTCACGGTGATCGCGGATTGTGCCATGAGGGTCTCCCTTTAGGGGTTGCGGTAGTAGTCCTGTGCGGCCAGTGCACCTATG